TTAATAACGTAGCTTTTGAGCCTCGGTTAAAAGGTACTCGTCCGACAGGTCGGTGTACACTTCCTGCAAGCCTTTCAAGGTATGCCCCATAAACTTCTCACGGGCAACTTCCGACACTCCACACTCCATGCACCGCGTATAAAAGGTGGTGCGCAAATCGTAAAGTTTATGATTAGGCATAACGGCGCGGAATTTTTCTTCTATTCGGTGTAAGGTATAGAATTTGAGTTCAGTTATGCCGTAGCGGTCAAAGTAAGCGCGTAGCATAGGGCTTACAGGGATTTTTTTATAGTGCACCTTTCCGTCCTTTTGTTTGGAGTTTACAGCCGTTACGAAGTCGCCCTCGATAACCGCCGTTTTGAACTCGTTCGGGCGAAGCCCCGTATAAAGCGCCACGGCAAACATAAGGTGATATGGCGTGCCTTCCACCGCCGCAAGCAAGGCGCTCTCTTCGTCCTTGGTAAGTGCCGAGCCGTGTTCAGTTTCGTGCTTTTTATGAAAGACAATGTCGATGGGGTTATGGGTGATTATCCCGTGCCGTATTGCCATATTGAAAATTTGCCGCAGGAGGGAGTGAGCCTCGTCACAGGTTTTGCCTTTTCCCTCGGCGGTTATTCCGTCAAGTAGCGTTTGGCACTGCCCCGCCGTAATGTCTTTTAGGGGCATATCGCCGAACGCGGGGAGCAGATATTTATTATACCGATGAACGTCGTTTTTATACGTCCGCTCGGCGGTTTTACGCTTGCGGAAATTCTCAAAATAATACTTTGAAAATGCGTCAAATGTTTTGGGAATTTTAGCCGTTTCCGAAGCCCTTTTCTTATCGTAATTTTTAAGTTTATCAAGGAACTTAACCTTTGCTTCTTTGAGAGTAGGAGCGGAGGCAGATATATCATATCCGCCGCGCCGTAGCCTTATCTCGCAAGAGCAGTTATAACGGTCGTCTCGCCGTTTACGATAACAGACGGCGTCACCGTTAATTATAATGATTTTTTGAAATTTTTTTGGCATTTTACTAATCTCCGTCTTGGTGAACTGTAAAACGCCTGACGTACCCGTTGTTTCTTCTTCCACAGGCGGCGTTTTCATTTCGGCGGGGCTTTTATTCAGCCCGCCGTCAAAGATTATCAACTTGCTTTTAATCTCGTATTTTTCCGTTTCAAGCGCGTTGATAGCCGCCAAAATCTCGCTATTGATATGTTTTTAAAAAAGCCGTAATTTCCATTGTGTATAACTCCTTATTTGAATTTATTTTGAATTTTATTTGAATTTATTTTGAACCAGCTGTTCGGAAATTCCGAACAGCTTAACTTGGTACTAAAATACCGCTTGCCACTCCGACAAAATCAGGAGTTTTATATTGCTGCTATCCCGCGCAAACTCCGTCAAATCGCTTGTAAAGCCCGCCATGGAAAACACTATAAGCTTATCTATGTTCAAGTAGTTTAGAGTGGTTAAAGCCGTTTCAATGGCGGCGTAGCTCGTTTTGCTTGCGGCGAACTTGCTTTCGATTAAAATTGTTTGGCTTTCTTTTTTCGCAACAAAAGCCGTGCCTTTGGTTAGTTGCTTGAGTGTATAGCCGTGCGCCTCATATTTGAGTTCAAGAAACAACTTTAAATCCTCCTTATTCTTTATTTGGCTTATGTCGGTAGTTTGTTTGAGCGTTTGTTCACGCCGTTCTTTCCGTTGTAGCTCGTCCAGCTCGTTTATAAATACTCGGTCAACAGTGCCGCCGCGGTACTCGATATAGGAGCTTAACAGTCGTATGTTCTCGCTTCCTTGCTTATTCCGAGCACCTTCATACACTTTTTCTAACGTTGTAAGGGCTTCCGTGTACTTTCTTTCAGCAAGCACGGCGGGCGGCAAATTTTCCGTTTCAGCCTTAAACATTGCTAAAAGCCTCAAATCGCGCAGTAGCCAAAAGGCATTAGTGGGCATATAAATATCAAGCAAGTTACTACCAATCCGCGCGTAAAATTCGCCGTCGCCCTTATCGTAAAGTTCACGCAGTTCGGCATAATCCCGTTTGAGCTGGTATTCCAGATTGCCGTTAAAATCGTTCTTGAACTCCGCATAGCCGATAGAAAAATTCTTTGCGGGGCGCGGTTTAGGCTTATCCACACTAACCGCCGCGCTGTCCTTTAATTGGCTTTTAACCTCTTCGTGCGCTTGAAGCAAGAGGGAGCGGTAGTATTCCGTCAAGGCTTTATTGGCGGTAAAGTCGGGTATGGGAATGTTTGCCGCTATTGATTGGTTGGCAAAGCAAGAAATGGTTTTAATCTTCAATTCAGATTTATTCAGCAAGCCGATTGCGCCTTGTTTTTCCGTGTGCTCAATTACCCGCTTTAAGCACGCTTCGAACAGTTTAGGGTAGTCTTTTATATAGCGGGTATTCGTGAACGAAAACCTCCGCGCAAACAACATAATTTGCTTTGCGGTCAAATCGCTTCCAAACGCCGTTTTGAGAAGTAGCAAGGCATTTATATCCGCGCCCGCGACAGCTTCCTCGTCAAACGAATCTATAAGCGTTTCAGCCCATTCTTGTCGCTGATTAAATATAGCGGCGCAAAGTATAGCCGTAAACGAATAGGTAAGGAACGACTTGTTTTTATATACCCGCCGAAGCCGCATAATCATATTAAAGGCTTCTTCGGCTTTTCCGCAAAGTAAATGTCGTTCAAGTCCGTAATAAAATAAGAATATGTAGCCAACGTCGTTTGCGGGATTGTCTAAATCGTTAAGTACCTCAAAATACTTCCTTCGTTGACTTTCGCTGAGCTCGTAACCGAGCGGAAGAAAAGAATGCTGATAGTATACGGGGAAATATCCGAGCGGTTCGCACCCCTCGCTTGATTCCGCAATAGGAACGGTAAGACTTATAAGGCTTGGTTCGCTTCCGTCAAGCCGTATTTCCGTTTCTGCGTTTCCTATTTTGCCGATAAGTTTAATATCCGAATTGAAGTTCTTATACTTACCGTCGTTAAACCATAGAAGGGAAAGGACCTCACGGGGCACGCTGAAAGGTAGCGTTGGTGAAGTTATCGCCGCGCACTCTTTACAGTAGCCGTCATACAGTTTTAGAAACAACCCGCCTTTCCCACACCTTAAACAGTGCTTCATTTTACGCCCTCTTATTTTTCGTATCGCCGGTACTGTCAACGAGCGCTTCCACACTGTTTAATATATAGTCCTGCATAGGCGGTATCAATTTATCAAACGCCGCAAGTAGCCGTTCCTGCTTATCCGTAAGCGGGGCGGCTTTTTCTTTTTGTGGCGGTGGCTCGGCGGCTTGGTCTAAACCAAGGGCGTGCTCAATGGCTTGCATTGTGTCAATGCGCGGATTTTGAGTGTTGCCGCAAAAAATCTTTCGTAACGTTTGGAGCGGTAGTCCAGACCTTTCCGCCAACTCAATTTGCGTGATTTTATTAGCCTTCATATAGGCTTTTATTTCCTGTATGGTCATAAAAAAACCTCCTTATGCAAATAGCATACAAAAAAAATATACTAAAATCAATTTTTTTCTAAAAAAGTTGATAAAAAGCATTGACAAATTCCAAAAAATATATTAAAATGAGTTTACAAAATTCCAAAAAGGATATTTTGAGGAGAACGACGAGGAATGAGAGCGTTTGTAACGATTTCAAAACGGTGGCTGGAAGAGTTCTTCTTCCTTTGCCGCAAAGCTGGCTTTAAGACAGTCGGCGAAGTGTGCGAGTACTTGGAAAAGGAAGGCATAACGGCTCAACAGCTATTCAACGAGTTGGACGCGCTTTGCTTCCCGTGGTACTTGGACGAAGGGCTTTAAAAATAGTCGAAACGGCGGTAACGCCGTCTTGGGGAGCCGACCTACCCCAACCGAAGATGACAGGTCATAAGGAGTTTTTCAATGGATAGAACCACAAGATTTACACCCAAGTTTAACTACCGTCGCCCCTATTTTGACGGCATAGGCAACAAGGTAACAGGCAAGGCAACCTACGAGGACGCGCTCCGCATAGGTAACCTCAACTACGAAGTAGAAAAGCGCAACCTTTTCTGCGACGACGGAAGCGGCGCGCCCGCGCTTAAAATAGCGGACAAGTACGCAACCGTAAGGACGGACAACAACCAAGTATTAGGCGTAGTCGGCAAGGACTACACCGTAATTCAGAACCGCGACAGTTTCTCGTTTGTAGAGGATTTAATCGCGGGCGGCATTGGCGTTGAAGCCGCGGGCAACTACGGCGACAACGGTGGCAAATGCTTTATGTTGGCGCAAGGCGAGAGTTTGGAAATTCTCGGCGACGAAGTAGCAAACCACATTTTTATATCAAATTCATTCGACGGCGGCTCTTCAATAAGAGCTATGTTTACGCCCGTGCGTATGGTATGCGCAAACGGGCTTGTAATCATAGACGAGAAGCGCGCCGCCGTTCGTTTTACTATCGGACATTACAAGAACGCAAACGAGCGCCTCCGCGAGGTACAACAACTTATGGTTAAGAACGTCCAATACATGCATCTCGTACAGCATTACGCGGAATACCTCGCAAGCATACGCTTTGACGAAGACGAGTTCGAAGAACTTTTAGAGCGGTTATTCCCTTACAACGAAGAAAAGGACACCCAACGCCGCGAGAACACCCGCGAGCGCAAAAAGGAGCAACTTCGCGCCGCATATAAAGCGGATGACCTCGCTAATTTCAAGAGTACGGCATATAAAGCGATAATGGCAATATCGGACTATGAGAGCCACGGCGAACCCGCCCAGCACCGCGCAAAGACGGTTGACGAGTTTCACCTAAAAGCCACTATCCAAGGTATGCGCCTTTTAAATCAGGCTGTCGGAATAATCAACGCGCAGTACGCATACCGCGCAAGAGTAAGCCTATGAGCCTTGTATGGACGAAGACAAGAGAAACCGAAGTAACGGCAAAGAGTACCGCATGCGGCATATTCAATATATGCCGCCGAAGCGGGCTTTGGTGGGTGACGATAGCCGCGCCGAGCTCGCTTTTGAAACTCCCGCCGTTTCGTAAGTTAGACAAGGCAAAGGAAGCCTGCGAACAGTACGAGCAGGAAAGGAGGGTGCAATGAAAACCTACGCAATAATAAGCCTTGTTTGCGCCGCCGTGATACTCGCGGGGTTGATTATATTAGCGATAATCGCCGTGCGCGTTTACAGGCAAATGAAAGCCCAAATCGCCGAACTTGAAGAAGCGGTTGCGGGTTACGAGAAAATGATTTACGGCGCAAAGGGCGACAACAAAAAGAACAGGAGGTAAACGGATATGCCGAAAAGAAACTTTCAGATTAAGCCGATGGAAAAGATGAAGGCTTTCCGCAAAGCAAAAGGCTTTTCGCAGGGCGAACTTGCCTATATGTGCGGGCTGGATAAAGCGGACATCTGCCGATATGAAAGCGGCAAGAAAATACCCAATATGTACACGCTTTCAAAGCTTGCCAAGGCGTTAGACGTTAAAGTTATAGACCTTAACGAATACGAAGAATAAGGCGGGCGGATAAATGATTAAACTTGAAAAATTATCCCTTGCCTACCGTGCGCCCGAGTGGAAGGAGTTCCGTAAAAGCGGAATCGGCGGGAGTGATGCGGCGGCGGCAATAGGGTTAAGCAGCTTTAAAACGAACGTTGCCTTGTGGGAAGAGAAAACAGGGCGCGCCGAGGACAAAGACATTAGCGACAATCCACGCGTGCAATACGGCAACAAAGCCGAGGAGCATTTAACCGCCCTATTTGCACTCGACTACCCCGAGTACGAGGTTATCGACACCAAGGATACGGTGTACAAGCGCGGGTTTATGTTCGCGAGTTTAGACGCGGAATTAAAGGAAAAGGCAACAGGGCGGCGGGGCTTTTTAGAGGACAAAACAGCCGAGATAAACAGCCTCGCGGCGATGGAAAAGTGGGCAGACGGGCATATCCCCGGCAACTACTATATCCAGATACTTCATTACTTCATCGTAACAGGTTTTGAGTTTTGCATAGTAAAAGCGCGGCTGATAGACACAGCGCAAGACGGCGAGAAACTCATAACAGAAAAGCATATCCGCTACGAGCGTAAAGACCTGCTTGCGGAAATGCGGTATTTATACCAGGAAGAAGCAAAATTTTGGCGATATGTACAAGAGGGTAAACGCCCGCCGTGCAAGTTGCCGCAAATTTAAAAAAATTTTATAAGGAGGATTCCAAGATATGGAATTGATACTAACCAAACCAATTGAAGAGCTCGTGCCCGCGATGATAGGGTTTAACGAGGAAGAGCTTATCCGTGAAATATCGGACAAGCTGGACTACTACAAAACCGCCGTGTATACAGAAGAAACGGTTAAGCAAGCCAAGGAAGATAGGGCGGCGCTCAACAAGCTTATAAAGGCTATCAACGATGAGCGAATAGCCGTTTGTAAAGCGTACAATGCGCCCTATGAAATCTTTAAGGGCAAGGTAGACAAGATAGTGGCGCTCGTAAAAGAAGCGGGTGCGAATATCGAATCGCAACTAACCGCCTACGAAACACAGCGTAAGGAAGCTCGCAAAATGGCGCTTAAAGCCTACTACGAGGAAACGGCGGGGGAGTTAATAGAAGTTATAGCCTACAACAAAATAGCCCGTGAAACGTGGCTTAATGCGTCGGTAAGCGAAAAGAAAGCCAAAGCCGAGATAGACGAAGCTATAAAGACGATAGAGGGCGACCTTTCCACGATAGCCGCACTCAAAGACGACGTAGACGAACTTAAACTTTACTACTACGACACGCTCTCACTCGCCCAGACATTACAGGAAAACGAGCGCCGCAAGGAACGCGCCCGCAAGGTAGCGGAAATGAAAGCGGAGCGGGAAAGGCGCGAGGCAGAGCAAACGGAGCTTGAAGCGAAAGCAGCCGAGGAAGCAAGGCGATTAGCTAAGGTACAGGCAGAGCCCGCGCCCATCGCGAAAATAGAACAGTCCGCCGCGCCAGCAGAATTTATCCCGCCCGAAGAACCCGCGCAGGAAGAGCCGAAACTTATAACGGTATGCTTTGCGGCGACAGGAACGGTAGCGCAGTTAAAGGCATTGAAGCAGTTTATCAAAGACAACAATATCAAAATCAAAGCCATAAAGGAGGAACAATAAAATGGCATTACAACAAACAGCAACCACCAAGAAGGCAAACAGCATTGTACCCAACAAAGAGGAGCGGCTCGGAACGTACCTCGGCAGAACGGACATAAAGGTATGGCTTAACGGCGTACTCGGCAACCCCAAAGCCGCAGAAAAGTTCGTGGCGAACGTAACAAGCGCGGTAGCCGTAAGCAGTGAGCTTGCAACCTGCCGCCCCGCAACGATAGTTACGGGCGCACTCGTAGCCAACGCGCTTAACCTTTCGCTTTCGCCCAGCCTCGGACAGTGCTACCTCGTGCCGTTCAAAAACAACGCCGCAAATACCACCGACGCAGTATTTATCCTCGGTTACAAAGGTTATATCCAGCTGGCTATCCGTAGTGGCTACTACCGCAAGATAAACGTTATAGCTTTAAAGGAAGGGGAGCTTATCGAATGGAACCCGCTAACCGAAGAAATAAAGGTTGAGATTATCGACGACGAAGAAGTCCGCGAGAATACCCCGGCCGCAGGCTATTACGCATACTTTGAGGAAACGAACGGCTTCCGCAAGCAGATTTACTGGAACAAAAAGAAAATGCAACTCCACGCGGACAGGTACTCCAAGGCGTTCTCATTGGAAACGGACAAACTTATAAAGGCGGGCAAGATACCGCAAAAGGATATGTGGAAGTACAGTTCCTACTGGTATTCAAGCTTCGATGAAATGGCGGCAAAAACGCTTTTACGTCAACTTTTAGGGCATTGGGGAACGCTTTCCATCGACCTGATAACCGCGATAGAACAGGACGGCGACTTCAAACAAACGGAGTTCTTCGACAGCTCCGCCGCACCCGCCGCAGAGGGCAAGCAACTACCGCCCGCCGCGCCGCAAACGCCCCAGCCCACCGAGGACGATAACGACGAATTAAGCCCCGAGGAACAGCGCACCTTACTTGAAGAAGCGGAAGGCTTTGACTTTTTCGACGGTAACGAGTAAAGGAAAAAGCGAAACGGCATAAAAGGAGGGCAAACGAAATGGCAGCCCCTGTCAAAGCGGGATTAGATTACTTCCCTTTCGACGTCGGGCTAATGAAAGACAAAAAACTACGCAGAGCCAAGTTAAAGTACGGGTATTTAGCAACGGACGTATATATCGCGCTACTTACCCTGCTTTACTCGGACAAAGGGTATTATATCCCCTACGAAACGCAGAAAGAAAAGGACGACTGCATATGGTACGTTTTAGACTGCTTGCAGGGGAAATACCAACCCGATTCAGATATGATTGCGAACGTAATTGAGGAGCTTGTGGCGGGAGAACTATTTAGCGCTGACCATTATCCCAAAAATATTACGTCAAAACGCTCACAGGAAACATATTATTCCGCAACGGTAGGGCGCAAGTCAGTCGTTATAAACGCCGATATTTGGCTTCTTTCTCTCGACGAAATGAAAAACTTGTCCGAGAAGCATAGTTATTACCTTTCATTAGTAGACCAACCGATTAACGGAGTAAATCAACCGATTAACGGAGTAAATCAACCGATTAATCCGCAAAGTAAAGTAACGAAAAGTAAAGTAAATATAGTAAGTAAGAAAGTAAGTATAAAAAAAGAAGATAGTAATTATATAGAGAGCTACGACGAAATTTTTGACGAAATGGCGGTGAAGCCGAACGTCAAAAACGCACTCATTGAGTTTATCCGTCATTTACGCGTAAACGGCGTTACGATGATAAACAGCCGACTTGAAAACATTATTGTGCAGCTTGATTTTACTTACGGCAGAGACGAAATAGCAAAGGCGCAAGCCGTTACTTCGGCGATAGCAAGCGGGTACAAGCGGTTACCCTGCGAGGAAGAATAAAGCCCCGCCAAAGCCGCCACAAAACAAAAATAATAAATCAGACCTTACAGGAGGAACAAACAACAATGAATCACAGTATCAAAGTAACGTTCATAAGAACGGAGTTAGCCTACGCGTTATCTGCGGTGGTAAAGACGGTTACGGCTTCGAGCCTTGAAACCTCGGACAGTTACATTTACATATAAGCACGAACGAAAATAACACGGGCGGGCATTACCTCACCCCATTCGGCGTTCAAAGAGATTTAACCGTAAACGAAATAGTTAAAGAAATAAAGAGCGCTATTTTAGAGGAGGTTTTCGGCGAATGAGAACGATTAAATGCAAGTTCTGCAAATGGAGCAAAGAGAGCGGACGGTGGGAAAGCCATTGCAATAACCGCAACAGCGCCTACTACGGCGACGAGTGCATAGAGAAAGACCGTGTCGAACCGTCCGAATGCGAGGACAAGGAGGAGCTGGGCGAATGAAAGGAGTAATGATTTCAATACAGTCGGAATGGGTAGAGAAGATTTTAAACGGCAAGAAAACAATAGTATTTTGTAAGACTATGCCGAGGCTTAAAACTCCGTTTAAATGCTATATCTACTGCACAAAACCGAGCAAGAAATTTCAAACAATACTCGGCAGTATGATTCTGAACGCCGACGAGCTATATCGCTTACCGAGCGGAGAAATTAAACACGACTGCTCGATAGAGTTAATGTTTTACGATAATTACACAAAGGACAACTTCCTCAACGGCAAAATTGTTGGTGAGTTTATCTGCGATAATGTAAAAAATTTAGACTATCGCGAATATCGGGAAGAGTATGAACCTGCCGCTTGTCTTCTTTACGGCTGGCACATTTCCGACTTGAAAATCTATGATAAGCCGAAAGAGCTAAGCGAGTTTAAAGGCATATGCAGAACTACTTGCGAAGCTTGCAAGAACCCAAAATACTATGAGGGCAATTGCGAAGAAAGAGGAACATATAAACTTACCCGACCTTTCCAAAGTTGGGGATATGTTGAGGTGAAAGAATGAACGAATACAAATGCAAAGCGTGCGGCGCAACGATAATTTGGGTAGAAACCCAGAACGGCAGGAAAATGCCGTGCAACGCCGCACCCGTAACCTATCAAGCAAACAGGCGCGGTAAGGATTTAATAGTAACCCCGAACGGCGAGGTATTAAAGGGTACGGTCGTATCGAAGGACGATTCCTTTTTAATCGTGGACGGCTACGGTTACATATCACATTACGCAACCTGCCCCAACGCAGATTATTTCAGGAAGAAGTAAAGGCGGCAATGAAGAACAAGTTAAAAAAGGTATGGCGTTGGCTTCGGACTAACGTTCTGAATAAGAGTATGATTTTATGGGTGCTTATCGCGGAAGTGATATTTTGGTCGCCGTGCATAGTTACGGCTCTTTTAGCACTCATAATAAGCCCTTGGTGGTGGACGGCGTTTGGCGCGGTTATAGCGTTTTGGAGCGGTCCGTTCACCCCCGCCGTACCTTTGCAACTTGCATTAGCGTTAGCCTTGAAGAAGTTACACGACAAAATCAAACAGCATGGACAAACCAAAAGGAGCAAGGAAGATGACCAAGGAACAGAGAACGAAGCTGAACAATGAACTCTATAACTACACGCAATACAAGAAAGAAGCCAAAGAAACGCTATGTGACGCGTTCTACGGCGGTATGACGGTAGATTACACCAACGTCCGCACAAGTGGCGGGGGTGGCGGTAACGGCGCGGAAAGCCGCGTTATCCGTGCGTTATCGGATAGCGAACGCAAGACGCGCTGGATATATGTTTTTGAGTACACCCTCATAAAATACACGGGCGAGCATAAAGACCTTGTAATGCGCAAAAAGTTTATAGACCACAAGCCGCGCCGCCAAGTTTGCAAAGAGTGCGCCATATCGGCGCGTACATATTTTTACTGGCTTGAAGAAATTCAAAGCACTGCCTTTATGTGGGCGCAATTCTTCAAACTTTTATGAGTAGTGCAAATTCTTTGCACAGATTTTGCTTGAAATCGGCAAAAAGCCGTGTTACAATATAAACAGTGGGAACGATAGGTGGTTCTTCGTTCTCACCCTCCTTATTCCCCGACAAGGGGAAACAAAAGCCTACACGGAAAAACAGCGTGCGGGCTTTTTAATTTACCCACACGTGATATCCAATCACTTTTTCATATTTCTCTCTTTTTGGCGGCGGGAACAGACCGCTGGCGGCTCGGAAAGACGAGCAAACCTTTTGAAATTCATTCGGGAGTAGGCTTTTTAAAGCCCGCTCTCAATTTTATATAGGAGTAAAACGAAAATGATAAAACAACGCCCGATAGTGCAAATCGAGGTAAAGAAGTTAAAACTCAACCCAAAGAACCCGCGCAAGAACGACGCGGCGGTTGATACCGTTGTAAAGTCGATAGAAAAGTTCGGTTTTAACGTCCCCTTGTTTTGCGATAGCTCGCTTACCGTTTACTGTGGCAATACGCGCTTAAAGGCGGCTCGGAAGCTTGAACTTGAAACTGTGCCTTGCATAGTGGCGGACGATTTGACCAACGAGGAAATAAGGGAGTACGCGCTTGTGGATAACAAGGCGGGCGAACTTTCCGAATGGGACACGGAACTTCTGGAAGCCGAACTTGACGAGCTGGATATGCAGGAGTGGGAATTTGTTGATTGGAACAATCGGGGGGGGGTAGACTTAGAGGATAACTCTTACCTGCAAGACCTTATGGAAGAAGAACTTGTCAACAAGAAGAGCGAGCCGACCGACTTTGACACGACATTTACATTTGCGAACTCGTTCAAGCCCGCCTACGATAAGTATATCGAAGAGCACGGCAAAGAGGAACTCCGTCAACAGATAATAAAAATATGCGAGGATAACTTCAATGCCTGACTGCGGTTCACAAATTTATTTATGTGATTTACCGATTAGATTTGATACATACAAGGGTTGTTCCCACGGGTGCAGATACTGTTTCACTCGCGCCAAGTACGACCTTAATAATATACAGATAAACGAGAAGCCGCAAGCGCTTTTAAAGTTTATCGAGGGTTCGCGCAATCAAAATACGTGCTGGTGCGATTGGGATATACCTTTACATTGGGGCGGCTTGTCAGACCCCTTTCAACCGTGCGAAAAGCGTATGCGCCTATCTTACGAGTGTTTGAAGATATTTGAAAAGACGCAGTACCCCTTTATAGTCTCAACAAAAGGTAAACTCGCCGCCGAGGACGAATATGTAGATTTACTTGCTAAATGTAATTGCGTAGTGCAAATATCGTTAGTATGCGAGAAGTACGACGAGTTGGAGGCGGGTTGCCCGCCGTTTAAGGAACGGTTGGAAATGGTGCGCAAGATTGCGGCGCGCGTCAAGCGGCTCATAATCCGTGTACAGCCTTATATGCACGAGATTTATTCCGAAGTGTACGACAACTTGAAGAAGTTTAAAGATGCGGGCGCGTACGGTGTGATTATCGAGGGGATGAAATTCAAACGGAAAAAGGAGGGGCTTATCAAAATAGGTGGCGACTTCGTTTATCCGTACGACGTGATATTTAATGACTTCGTCAAACTTCGTGCGCAGGCTCACGCGTTGGGTTTAAAAATATACGCTGGCGAAAATCGGCTTCGCAAGTTTGGCGATAGTTTAACCTGTTGCGGTTGTGACGGGTTAGAGGGCTTCAAGCCTAACACCTTTAACCTGAACCATTTGTTGAACGGTGAAAAGGTACAGCCCACCGATAAAATGAAGGAAACAAAAACCGCTTGTTGTTTTACAGCTATAAACCAGAACACGGCTTACGGAAACAAAGTAAGACAAAGCAGTTTATTCCGAGAAATGCTCGATTACTACTCAAACGAAAAAGCAAAAATCAACAAAGTAATGGGCATTGTAAAAGATAAATAGGACGATTAAAATGTGGCTAATAAGGGCAAGGACAACTTAATACCGCTCAACCAACGAACAAAGGACGAACAAAAAGAGATTACGACAAAAGGCGGTAAGGCAAGCGGCGTAGCAAGGCGACGAAAAAAGAAACTCAAAAAGGAATTTGAGGACTTATTGAAAATGCCCGTCGTCGGTAAATCGTATTTAAAGAATTTGGAGCGGCTGGGCGTAAGTACGGACGGTAGCACATTGCAAACGGTGATGACCGCCGCGTTAATAGTTCAAGCCTGCAACGGCAACGTTAAAGCCTTTGAAGCCATTAAAGAAACGATAGAGCCGCCGAAGGTAAAAGCGGACAACGGCGAAGCGGTAACCGACCACTTGAAACTTATGCGCGACGCGTACGGTCAAGACGGCAATGCGGAGGGTGACGAAGGGGATGAATAACGAAGCGTTAAATCAGTTGTACTCACCAAAACAGCAACGGGTTTTAAGTAGGTATTTTGCCCGTCGTCCGTATATGTTAATAAATCACGGCGCGGTTCGTTCGGGCAAAACGACGGTTGACAACGATATATTTTTACAAGAGATTTTAAGAATATCGGAGTATGCGGAAGAACACGGAATAAAAGAGCCGCAGTACATTATAGGCGGCGCTTCCGTCAAAAACATAAATCGAAATATCATAAGGGAACTGAACCAAAAATACGGGCTAAATATCAAACTTAATCAGGCGAACGAGTTTAACCTTTTCGGTGTGGTTTGTTGCTGCCTTGGGACGGACGACCTCGGGCGGTTCAGCGGTGCAGTCGGTATGACCTCTTTTGGATTGTACCTGAACGAGGGGAGCACGGCAAAGCAGGAAGTATTCGACGAGCTCTTAAAGCGTTGCTCGGGCGACGTGGGCTTTTCGCCTATGATAATTATTGACACCAACCCCGACAGCCCCGAACACTATTTGTACCGCGATTATATATCGCTTCCCTTTGAGGAGCGCAAGCGTATAGGTATTTTAACTTACCATTGGGAGCTTGACGATAATCCCTTTTTAAACGAGCAGGTGCGCGAGAACATAAAGAACTCCACGCCGTCGGGGGTATTCTATGACCGCAAAATAAAGGGGCTTTGGGTAACCGCCGAGGGTATTGTGTATGAAGATTTTTATGAGCCTTGGCACGTTATCGACGACGGCGAAGTGCCCGACAAAAGCAAGTTCGTTCGCTTCTTTGCGGGCGTTGACTGGGGCTTTGAACATAAAGGTGTAATCGGCTTGTTTGGCGTAACGACTGACGGCACGCGTTACCTTTTAAGACTTGTAGTTAAACAACACCAGCTTATAGATTGGTGGGTAAAGCAGGCGAAACAAATTATAGAAGAGTACGGCTACGGCTTCAAGTGGTATTGCGACGACGCGCGCCCCGATAACATAGCCGCGTTCCGTGACGCTAAAATCTGGGCAGTAGGCGCAGACAAAAGGATAGCGGCGGGTGTGGAGTGTATGGCTGGGTTTATCAAGCGCAAGAAATTAAAGATACCGAAGCGATTCGCCCGAGAGTTCTGCGGTGAGTTGTACAAGTATGTATGGGACAAAAAGACGGGACTACCCGTCAAAGAAAATGACGATATAATGGATATGTCGCGGTACGGTTTGTTTTCCGATAGCCAAGACAACAACGGTAGATAAGTATATGTTATATGATTTAGACTGGTTAAAAGAAGGCGAGAAGTTCCCGCCGTATCCCGAGCTGGCAAGGCTTACAACCTACAAGCAAAACAGGCTTTTATTCGAACATAGAATACAGGACGTTTTCGGCGAGTACAAGCGGCGCTTATGGCGAATTATCAACAAGTTCAACGAGATTAACTACGACGACGCTACGGCGCATATAAGCTTTAATACGGAGCTTGATTATTTTGAACCCGTAGCCGTCAAGACCGCCGATATAGTTGCAGGTAGTGCGCCCACGATAACAATGACCAAACCCGATATATCAGAGGAAGAGTGGGAAGCGGACGAGGGCGCGGCATACACGGAAGCTGCCGAAAAAGCCGAGAACAACCTTAAAGCGATTATCGAAGACAACGACCTCAACAAAAAACTTTTAGAGGTAATAATCGACGTTTCCCGATTCGGCGACGCGGTGGCGCGGGTGTATAAAGACGAAACGGATGTACTGAAAGGCGCGCACGCCAACTTCACGTGCATATCCCCTGAAATGTGGTTCCCGATAGTAGACCGCTCCGTAAAGGAATTAAGGCTATATGACGTGATAGCGTGGGTTATTGACAAAACGCCCGACAAAAAGGAGTTTTACGCAAAGCGCTTTGAATTACATGCGCAAGTACACGAAGCTGGTAAGTACACCGAGTACGTGTTTACGGCAAAGGGGGAAATGGAGCAAACGCAAGTAGGCGACGGCTCGATTGTTAATGTTGAGCGGTACACCATAGGTAAAATGTCAGGGCAACCGCAAGTGGTTACAACGGGCTTCAAATCGTCCGTTATCCGTGACTTTCACAACCTCACGACGAGTAGCAACATATTCGGCATAAACGATTATGACCGCATAGGTCCTATCATAGCGGAGCTTGACGTGCGCTATACGCTTGAAAACCTTGTGCTTGATAAGCATACCGCGCCGAGCATAGCCACCGCCGAAGAGAACCTGCACCAGAACCGCGACGGCTCGTGGGGCGTGGACGTGGGCGGCGTATTCGTAGTGCGTGACGGGCAATACCCGCAGTACCTGACTTGGGACGCAAGTCTGCAAGCCAACCACACGATGATAGAAAAACTCGAAAAGCACTTATGGTCGCTTTCCGAAATGGGCGCGGTATTGAACGATGACAGCTTCGGACAGAGCCAAGGGTGGGAAGCGTTGGAAACGCGTCTATCGAACGCAAGGCTTAAAGCGCGGCGTATGGGCACAGGGCTTAGCGCTTCGCTTAAAAAGTTGATATCCGTACTTTCCGAGGTGGGCTATGAGTTTATCCCCGTCAAAGATTTATCAATACAGTTCAACGACGGCTTGCCTATGACCGAGTGCCACAAAGCGGACATTGCTTCAAAGGAAGTAGGCGGCGGCGCAATTAAAGACGTTGAAACCGTCCTTATGGAGCGTTATGGCAAGACGAAGCGAGAAGCGGAGGAAATAGCCGCAAAAATCAAATCGACGACAAACCCGTTTGAAAGCAGTTTCTTCAATTCGCCGGCGGACAACGAAGAGGAAGAAACCGAGCAGAAACAAACCAAGGTAGGATTTGCGACGGGCGGCAACGCTAATGAGCAAGAAGAATAACGACGAAGCGGGCTTGCAAAACTACATAAAGGCTTTAACCGAAGAACAACGGTGGCTGACCAAGATATTAAACAGTAAGAACTTATCGGTTGAGGACTACGCGGCGCGCGCCAAGAAGGCGATAGACGCGGCGGTTACCGCTATATGTAGCAAGACTACGGAATATGTAAACGGCGAACTTCCCGAAGCCTTTCAAGAGGGACGGCAAAGAGCCGACACGGCAATAAAGAAGCAAAGCATACCCCCGCCGCCAACAAGCAACGCTTTAACCGAAACGAAGAAGAGCGCCGATACAGCCTTATTAAAGGCTTCTGGCTTTAAATATAACGGCAGGGCTTTAAGTTACGATACCTACATAAACATACAAAGCGCAACGGAAGCCGCAGGAAAGGGCTTGAAGGAGCGTATAAACGGAATTATAGACGACCTCGGCAAATCGCAAGAGGATACGATTTATAACGTCACAGAGGCGATTAAGGACGATATAAAGAAGAACGGACTACTCAATGTCAGGTACTCAAACGGAGCGCAAGTTCCCGTTGATAAGTACGCGGCAATGGCGGCGCGTTCGGCGCGTATTGAAACGGCTAATATCGGCGCTTTTGGGCGGGCGTTAGAGAACGGCACGGACTATGTGAAGTGCACCGAGATTTACCCAACGTGCGAAATTTGCGCACGATACCAAGGCAAGATATATTGCATTAGCGGCAAGGACAAGCGCTTCCCCGCCTTATTCGAAACGGCTTTACGGCGCGGCTATGCGATTATGCACCCTAATTGCCGTCACGAGTTCGTCCCCGTTTGGTTAGAACTTTTGGACGACGAAGAGTTAAGCAAGGAGCTTAACGCGGCGCAGTTTGTGGGCAAGGATACACGAAGCGTACAGGAGCGCAACGCATACGCGCGGTGGCAAGAATTAAACCGCCGCGATAACAGCGAAAAACTCTATTACGAGCGGGCAAAGCGGGCGATGGGGCGAGACTTCCCATATGCGGACATTGGCTCATTCCGTCGTTCGTACAGGTCAAAGGAAGGCTCAAACGCGCATATCAAAAGCCACAACCTAATGCGGGACTACCAGCAATTCGGAAAATACAAATCGACGATGGGCAAATACGCCCCACAATCATTTGCTAAATTCCGAGAGATAAAGTATAATAATAACAGCGGCGCATACCAAGCCTTACAGCAAGAGTACCAAGAAGAAAAGGCATACTCGATAGCGGCGGGCGGTGGCAGGCACAGCGGCAAGTTGAGAGACTTCCAAAAGTTTAAAACCGCACAACTCGAAAAGACAACTCGTAGTCTCGGAAAAGCCATTGTTGAACATAAAGATAAAGTGGAAAACCCTGAAAAATATATCGTAAAATGGGACACGTTATCTGAACAAGAACGGCAAGGAATGATAAAGTACTGGAACAAAGAAATAAGCAACTATAAGGCTCAACGCAATATAGCACGCGCACTAATCAGAAGGAGGACGGAAGAATGAGCGGAATTTCCGACGATTTATTAAAAGACATTGTGGACGAAATTGCCGACAGTTTAAACGGGATAAAGGACGATGATTCGAAAGAAGCCTTTTGGCAGAGACTGGCATATCTTCATTGTTTAGGTACAATAAAAGCCGCCGTTATAGATAGGGCAGAAAAATTCGGACTTGACGGCGACCTTGATAAAAAGTTCGGACTTATAAAGTAACCGATACACAACCAAAATTAAGAAGCACTTCAAAGCGGAGTGCTTTTTTAATACGAAAAAAAACAAAGCGCACGAGTAGACTTTTACCGTGCGTTTTATTATGCGCGAGATTAGTTTTATAGGCAGGATAGGCTCAAAAGTCTACTTGTTTATGGTGGGCGCAACGCCTTCCTCGCGCGCCAAAAAGTCCAGAGCAAGCAAGACGTAAAAAGGTAGAGCGCATAAAAAATCTTAACGGGAGCGCACCCGTAAAAAGCGTAAGGAGTTATTTTATGAAAAGACAAGAACTAAAAGCACTACTTCACGGCGTTGAGAACGCTGGCGAGATAATCGACCAGATAATGGAAATCAACGGCGCGGACATTGAGAACGCAAAGAAAAGCGTGAACACAAGCGGCTTGACGGCGCAAATCAGCGAAAAGGACGCTAAAATAGCGGAACTTGAAGCAACGCTTAAAGCGTATGAAAAAGGCGGCGACAAGTACATTGATAGCGCAGATTATGAGCGTTTGAAGAAGTTTGAAACGGATACCGTTTCGGCGCAGAAGAAAGAACAGCAAAAGGCGGCAGTTAAAAAACTACTCAAAGACGAACACGCGCGTGAGGATATGCTCGACCTTTTGATTAACGGCGTAAATATCGACGGGGTAGAAATCCAAAAAGACGGCACGATTAAAGACGGCGCTAATTTGGTAAAAACCTTGAAAGAAAAGTATGCGGCGGGGTTCAGTCCATCTGCACCGACAGGCGGCGCTCCTTTCAATCCGGCAGGTGGCAAGCCCGCGGGCGACGGCGCGGACGGCTTTAATTTTTCCTTTACACCCGTAAACGGAACGCCGAAGAAAAAAGAATAACAATAGGAGTATTAAATTAAATGGCAGCAGTAAATTACGCAACACAGTACAGCAGGGCATTAGCTAACGCTTACCCTTATCAGTCATACTTCGGCGACCTTAGGACGACCGAAAACAACGGCAAGTATAAGTGGATAGACGGCAAAACGATTAAGATACCCAAGCTGACAACCAAAGGCGCGGTAAACGCGGACAACGACAAAATCACCACAGCGACAAGACGTTGGGATAACGAATGGGAGCCTAAGGAAGTATCCTTCCACAGAGAGTGGAGTACCCTTTTGCACCCTACGGACGTTGATATGACTAATCAGGTCGCAACGATTCAGAATATAACTCAGAACTTCAACGAGTTTCATAAATTTCCCGAAAAGGACGCATACCTCATATCGAAGCTATATTCGGAATTTATCGCGGCAGGCGGCACGGCAACCGAAACGGCAATTACAGCCTCGAATATCCTTTCGCTTATAGACGCCGACCTCGAAGCCTTGGAAGAAGCGCGCGTGCCTATGGCGGGTACTTTAATGTACATTACGCCCACCCTCAACAAGATTTTGAAGGGCGTTATGAACAGGTATATGTCTTCCACCGACAGCGAAATCAATAGGACTTTGAGCCGTATTGAACAGCTGACCTTAAAGAGTGTACCCAGCGACCTTATGAGGTCTAAATATGATTTTGACGAGGATTGGGCGGTTCATAAGAAGGACACTACCGTTACGGGCGACGCGGACGCATTATATATCAACTATATGATAGTTCACCCTTCCGCGATTATCACTCCCGAAGTGTACACCTTCGCACAGTTGGACGAGCCTTCCGCAATGTCAAACGGCAAGTACGTTTACTACGAAGAGAGATACGAGGACGTATTCCTTCTTTCCGAAAGAAAGGCGGCGCTTCGTTTCCACGCTTCCGAAAAAGCACTCGGCGCTTCAACTTAATATCAAAAGTAAAACGCGTAGGGCGGGGGCTTAATGCTCCTGCCCGATAAACGCGTTAAGGGGTTTTATTATGCTAACGGTCGGTAAAGACACATACGTAACAATAGAGGAAGCCACGGAGTATATCCAGGGGCATTATTCCGAGAAAAACATACTACGCGCTCATTGGGAAGTAGCGCCGCAGGAATATAAAGAACAGTACTTGAAACAGTCACTCGAAGAGATAGAAGCGCTCCCTTTCATCGGGCGCAAGAGCTTATACACGAACGAGTTGCAGTTCCCGCGTATTCTTTCAAGTATGCCCTACTTTATAACACGTCACCCCGTTTACCGCCTTTATTATGGCGACGAAACAAAGGTACCCGACGCGGTAAAGGAAGCGCAGATAGAAAACGCGTTAGGTGTTATACGCAAGACATACCGCCCCACGCAAGCCGCGCTTATTTTGCAAAAATTAGGGCTTGTTCCGCAATACGCGGACGACGCGGGGAAATTGTCGAGCGCAAAGGCTTCACGGCTTTTATCGCCGTTTTTAGGCAGTCTTAAAGCGTAAGGAGGGAATTATGGCAGGAACGATTTATGATTATCCGATAATGATTGACGAAGCAGAGTTCAAAAACAATACGGGCATTGACCTTGCCAAAGAGCTTGACGGCAAGGACGGCGCGCGAAAAGTTAAAAACTTTTTAAACCAAGTGCACCGTATCGTTTACGACGATTTAATATATTCGGTCGGCGTAAAGGCCATCAAAAGGCTTATCATCGAAAAGTACGCCGACAGCCTTAAAAATGAAATTAAAAAGGCGCTCATAGCGCAGGGTGAGTACCTACTCGAAAACGGCGACGTTTCGCTTTGGAATGGAACGGTAGTAGCCGCAAATGGGACGGTAGCCGTAACGGACAGCGGCGTGGTGGCTCAAAAAATCGTGCCGCTTACCGTCGTCAATATCCTACGCGCAACCGAGCCGAACTTGCTTTATATGGGGGAGTAACAAATGGGGCTTCCTATAAAATACGGCCTTGTTTTTAGTCTAAAAGATTTAAGCACCCGCAAGGAATTAGGCACATTCAAAGCGCGCGTAATCCGCGACAGGTCGGCGAACTTCGGCTCGATAAGTGGAAATATTCAAAGCGGCGGCAATTCGTATTCGGTAGCCACGCCGAAAAATATCGGCTTCAACGGCGCGGGTACTCAACAGGTTACCGATTTAGGTACGGGCGTTTCCTATATCATAACGAGCGTTCGCGGGCTTACCCATACGCAGGTAGGGCGCACGTACAGCCGCGCGCGACAATTAAAAGAGATTATCTTGGAGTTGGAATAATGAAAGTAACAAAAGTTATGCTTGAAAGCCGACTGCTTTTAACCTTGAAAAACAACGCGCCCGTTCGTCAAACACACGGCGCGGTAGGTAAGAAGGGCACGAATATGTACTCACCCTATCCAGGCAATTTAAAAAATAACGGCATAGTCCAAACAAGCGACGGTGCAAAGTTAGACATAAACAAAGTCGGCTACATTTGGTACGCGAACAAGTCAAGCCGTAAGCCGAATTATATCGGTAAGTCGGTTGACGAATTTTTAAGGTGGTGCCAAGCACTCGGTGCAAGGATAGAACAAGAATGATAAACTTACAATACGTTGCCGAAGCGTTCAATAAACTGCTCGGCACAAATGATTACATAGTATACCTCGATACGAACTTCACCCCGCAAGAGAACGATACCTCGCGCACGCTATGCGTAATGACGGCTTCACGGAATCCGCAAGCGCTCGGCGGCGCGATAGACAGCGAAACGCTTACACTCTCGTTTGCGTTCGATATTCGCATTACCGATAGAGAGGAAGCGGCAAAACGCAAGGCGGGAATCGCTTCAATTTTGGGTTGGCGCTCGTTTCAAATAACCACGCCCGAGGATGAAGTATACGACATTGACAGTTGGGTTGACTTATCACCCGCCGAGCCTGCACGCGTTGACGAGGGGGAATTTATGCAGATTCTGCCCGCAAACGGCACGGCGTTAGTTTCTAACCACAGCGTAGGCGCAACCGTTTCAAACCGTATACGTACGTATATCAACGACGAAGAAGTAACCGTTATGAGTTATACTTCGGCGCTTGTAAAGGGCACAGACGAACTCGTTGATTTATCTGACGACGACTACCAGATAGAGCCGCAGGAAATATCCCGCACAAACACCGCCGACATTACAATCCTTTAT